TGTTTATGAAGAACCTAATGATTCACACGACTATTTGATGACGGTTGATGTTGCTAGAGGAGTAAGTGAGGACTACTCAGCATTTGTCGTCGTAGATATTACATCTTTTCCACATAAGATTGTTGCCAAGTATCGAAACAATGAAATCAAACCAATGTTATATCCCAATGTTATATGGGAAGTAGCGAAGAGTTATAATGGAGCATACATTCTCTGTGAGGTGAATGATATTGGAGATCAGGTTGCAAGTATTCTTCAGTATGACCTAGAGTATCAAAATCTACTTATGTGCTCTATGAGAGGTAGAGCTGGTCAGATTGTTGGTCAGGGATTTTCTGGAAAGAAAACTCAACTTGGTGTGAAGATGTCAAAGACAGTCAAGAAGGTTGGCTCTCTCAATCTGAAGACAATGATTGAAGAGAACAAGCTTATCTTCAATGACTATGAGATTATTTCAGAACTAACCACATTCATTCAGAAGCATAACTCTTTTGAAGCAGAAGAAGGTTGTAATGATGACCTTGCAATGTGCCTGGTCATTTATGCCTGGTTAGTCGCTCAGGATTATTTCAAAGAACTTACTGACCAGGATGTTCGTAAGAGATTATATGAAGAACAAAAAAATCAGATTGAACAAGATATGGCTCCGTTTGGATTTATTGATGATGGTTTAGATAATACAAGTTTTGTGGATTCTGATGGAGATAGGTGGTACACTGATGAATATGGAGATAGGGCGTATATGTGGGAGTATCTATCCTAATGGACTTAGATGGGCAAATCAAACTTGGACACTTATTACTCTATGATAGAAGGTGTCGGACTTGTGGAGAAGTCAAGAACCTGATAGAGGGATTTTATAGAACTCGTAAGAATAGAGGTGCTGTTCCATCGTCTTATTCTTATGAGTGTAAAGAATGTACAATCAAAAGAGTGATTACTGGTAGAATAACAACTTCAGTTTTGGATAAGTGGGAATACCCTGACTGGTAGGTTGTTCATCCTGTGTTTCCCCACTCAAACTTCAGTTTTTCATAAATATTTTTTAGTTATACTGAAGTAAAATAGGAGAAAAACATGGCGACTCCTCAATTATCTCCAGGCGTACTCGTCAGAGAGGTTGATCTAACTGTAGGAAGAGCTGATAATGTTTTAGATAATATTGGAGCAATTGCGGGTCCCTTTGCAATCGGTCCTATTGACGACCCAATTGACATCACCACAGAGCAAGAACTAATCAACGTATTTGGCAAGCCTCTCTCAACAGACGCCCAATACGAATACTGGATGAGTGCAGCATCATTCCTTTCATATGGTGGAGTTCTTAAGGTTGTAAGAACTGACGATACAAACATGAGAACAGCAAATGCTGGTGTAAGTATCGCAAATACAACTTCTCTCAAGATCAAGAACTTTGACGACTATCAGTCAAATTACTCTGATGACATCGCAGATTATGTATTTGCTGCAAAGAACCCTGGTTCTTGGGCAAACAATCTGAAGGTTTGTTTGATTGACGATCTGGCTGACCAGACGATTGGTATTACAACTACGGATCCTGGAGCTGCTGGTGTTACCATTGGATACGGTGTTACAACAGCACTGACCAATGTTGTTCTTCCTGGAGCAGGAACAACATCAACATTCAATGGTTATCTGAAGGGTATCATTACTGGTGTTACGACAGACGCCACTAATGGAAACAGTAAGTTTGATGTAAAGATCCTGGCTAGAGTATCTTCGGCTGGAACCGCGTACCCAATCACTTATTCTGAAGGAGATTCAAATTCATCCTTTGATTCCACGGATTCTCTGGTATTTGTCAATAACTCAGGAATCACTACCGGTACAGCAACGGCGGTTTCGGCAGTTGATTGGTATGATCAACAGACTTTAGATCTTGACAACACCACAATCTACTGGAAATCCCTTGCACCTAAACCAATCAGCAACGGATACACTCTTGATAGAAGTGGTAAGAATGACGCACTTCACGTTGTTGTTGTTGATGACACTGGAGTTGTAACTGGAATTCAAGGAAATCTTTTAGAGAGACATCTGAATCTTTCTAAGGCTTCTGATTCTATTTCCGATACAAATTCTCCACAGAAGAACTATTGGAAGGAGTATCTGGCTCTCTATTCCAACAATCTTTATGTTGGAGACAACCCATCTTCTGGAATCGACAGCTATAATAACACTGCACCAAGAGCAACTGGATTTACTACAGCTATCGGATGGACTCCTGTTTCAGAAGCTGATGCACTTTGGAACACTCCAGCACAGAGCACTACTTACAGTGCTATCGGTAACGTAACTTATACTCTTCTCGGTGGTGTTGATTACGATTCCAACAATGGAATGACAGCCACACTTGGAAATCTCTTTACTTCTTATAATCTCTTCGCTAATAGAGATGAGATTGAGGTTGATTATCTGATTATGGGACCTGGACTTGGTAACAAGTTTGAGTCACAAGCAAAGGCAAATCACCTGATTTCAATCGCTGGTCAAAGAAAGGACTGTATTGCTGTCATTTCTCCACATAAAGCTGACCTTCTGGATGGAACTGTAACCTCAAATCCAATCACAAATACAGACACTCAAACTGATAATGTGATTGAGTTCTTCTCACCACTTTCCTCTTCGTCTTACGCAATCTTTGATACTGGTTATAAGTATACTTATGATAGATTCAACAATAAGTTCCGTTACATTCCATGTAACGCGGACGTTGCTGGTCTGTGTGTAAGAACTTCAATCTTCGCCTATCCTTGGTTCTCACCAGCTGGACAACAGAGAGGTATTCTGAACGGGGCCATCAAACTGGCTTATAATCCAAATAAAGCTCAGAGAGACCAACTGTATCCAAAGAGAATCAATTCGATTATCAATCAGCCTGGAACTGGTATTCTTCTGTTTGGTGATAAGACGGCTCTTGGATACGCATCGGCATTCGACAGAATCAACGTTCGTCGTCTATTCCTGACTGTTGAACAGGCACTTCAAAAGTCAGCCGAGGCCGTTCTGTTTGAACTGAACGATCAGATCACAAGATCCAACTTTGTGAACATTGTTGAACCTTATCTCCGTGATGTTCAGGCAAAGAGAGGACTTTATGGATTCCTCGTTGTTTGTGATGAAACAAATAACACACCTGATGTAATTGATAATAATGAATTTAGAGCTGACATCTTCCTGAAACCAGCCAAGTCTATTAACTACGTCACTCTGACATTCGTAGCCACCAGAACTGGTGTAAGCTTCGAAGAAGTTGTTGGTAGAGTTTGATTTTACATTATCAGTTACTAAAGGAGGAAACTAAAAATGGCACAAATTCCAACAAGGGGCATTTCCCAATTTAAATCAAAACTCATCGGTGGGGGAGCACGTAATAACCTCTTTGAGGTTGACGTTACTTTCCCTGATGGAATAAATCTGGCTGTTCAGGGTGATGGTACTGGACTGTTTGATAGAGAAAACTTTCGTTTTCTCTGTAAATCATCAGCTCTTCCAGCATCAACGGTAACTCCAATTGCAGTTCCATTTAGAGGAAGAGAACTGAAAGTTGCTGGTGACCGTTCAATTGCTTCTTGGACTATCACCGTTATTAATGATGAGGACTTCTCACATAGAAGAGCCTTTGAGGCATGGATGCAAAACATCGCCCAATACGCAGATCATTCTGGATTAACAGAACCTGGATCGTACATGGGTAACGCTATTGTTTATCAACTTGGTAGAAGCCCATCAAATCAACAGGCTGTAAACTCAGTTGGTGATGCATCCAGAATTCTGGCACAATATCGTTTCATTGATATCTTCCCAACCGCGATTAGTGACATTCAACTTTCTTATGATCAAGCGAACGCGATTGAAGAATTTTCTGTTGAATTCCAAGTTCAATACTGGTTCCCAGAAGCACCTGGAACAGGAGCTTGATAAATAGATCAGTAAAACGGTAACTTCACTTAATAATGGCCAGACTTTTTGGATTTTCGATTGAAGATAACGAACCACTATCTCCAAGTACGGTGTCTCCAGTTCCTCCCAATCGGGAGGACGCATCAGACCATTACTTGAGTAGTGGTTTTTTTGGTTCGTATGTTGATATTGAAGGTGTTTATAGAACTGAATTTGATCTAATAAAACGATACCGAGAGATGGCACTTCACCCAGAATGTGATAGTGCCATTGAAGACATTGTAAATGAAGCCATCGTATCGGACACTAATGATAGTCCCGTTCAAATTGACTTGGACAATCTAAATGCAAGTGATGGAATTAAAAAGAAGGTTAGAGATGAGTTCAAGTACATTCTGGAGCTTTTAGATTTTGATAAGAAGGCTCACGAAATCTATAGGAACTGGTACATTGATGGAAGACTTTATTATCACAAAGTTATTGACCTGAAAAAGCCTCAGGAAGGCATTCAAGAACTTAGATACATTGACGCACTCAAGATGCGTTATGTTAGACAGGACAAGAAGAAGAAGGATAATATTCGGGTAAGAAATACTCAAACAGATAATCCGATGGATTATCATTTTCCAGAGATTGAAGAGTATTTTGTCTATAATCCAAAGACAGCTTATGGTGCAAATAGTCCAACATTTGCAGGAGCTGAAAGTGGAATCAAAATGTCAAAAGATTCCATCGCTTACTGTACATCTGGACTTGTAGATAGAAATAAAGGGTCAACACTTTCTTATCTTCATAAAGCAATCAAGGCTCTCAATCAACTGAGAATGATTGAGGATTCTCTGGTCATCTACAGACTTTCCAGAGCACCTGAGAGAAGAATCTTCTACATTGATGTTGGAAATCTCCCCAAAATCAAAGCGGAACAGTATCTCAGAGATGTGATGATGAGGTATCGTAATAAGTTGGTGTATGATGCCAATACTGGTGAAATCCGTGATGATAAGAAGTACATGAGTATGTTGGAAGATTTCTGGCTTCCTCGCCGTGAAGGTGGTAGAGGAACTGAAATCTCTACTCTTCCTGGCGGTCAAAATCTTGGAGAGATTACGGACATCAAATACTTCCAAGAGAAACTCTATAAATCTCTGAATGTTCCCCCAACTCGTATTGGTGGAGAGAGTGGTTTCAATCTTGGTCGTTCTTCTGAGGTTCTGAGAGATGAACTGAAGTTCAGTAAGTTTGTTGGTCGTCTGAGAAAGAGATTTTCAAATCTGTTCAACGACCTTCTGAGAACTCAACTTCTTCTCAAGAACATCATCACTCCCGAAGATTGGAATGTTATGAGTGAGCACATTCAATACGATTTTCTATACGATAATCACTTTGCAGAACTCAAGGATTCCGAACTTCTCAATGAGAGACTGGGATTGGTTGCAGCAGCTGAACCTTATGTTGGTAGGTATTTCTCGGTTGATTATGTGAGAAGGAAGATTCTTCATCAGACTGATCAAGAAATCATTGATCAGAATGCATTGATTACCAAAGAGATTGAAGATGGAACGATTCCTGATCCAGCGATGATGTCAGTTGATCCAGCAACTGGACAACCAATGCAGCAACCAATGGGTGGAGGAGCTGGTGGATCTGCCAGTATGAACTTGGGACAACCCGTAATGGAACCCGATTTGAAATCTCAAGAGAAATCAGTAGAAATGCCTCCTGGAGGAGAAATTTGATAAATAAGAAAAATACTTCATTTTACAACTATGGATGAACTTATGGACATGATTATTTCTGATGAGAGCCCTTCTCAAATCAGTGATAAAATCAAGGACATTCTTTTCTCAAAAGCAGCGGAAAGAGTTGATGACTACAAACCAGTAGCCTCCAACACTCTTTTCTCCGATGAAAGTGAAGAGTGATAAATAATTTAAATCTAAAGAAAAATACTAGGATAAAATAATGGCTCTTGCACAAACATCCTTAACTGGTAGTCAGTGGACACTAATTGGAAATAATGTGTCTAGTATTACTTTTCAGGTGATTAGTGCCACTCCGGTTTACATTGGAATTGGTACGAGTTCAAGTTCAACAGCATCTGGAATAACTTCTACAACTCCAGGACTTGTTTATCAACAGTTTGAAGGGGAGGTTAAGAAATTGGTTGCAGATCTTTCTCATTTGACATCACCAACTTATGTTTTTGCAAGATCTCTATCCTCAATAGCAACTATTTCATACGAAACACCTTAATAGGAGATTTCAATGTCAGTCAAATCTTCATTAAGTAGACAGTTTGGTACTCAATTTGATACAACATTTGATGTCCTAAAATCAAATTCTCTTTATGATAAGGCTGGTGCAATACCAAGGTTGGATTTTAACTTTGCTAAAACCAAAAGCCTTCTTGATAGTAGAAGTACCCAAAATCTCATTACTTTCACTCGTGCAAGCACTGCTACTTATGTTGATAGTGACAGGTTGATTAAAACTGCATCTACTAATGTTCCACGTTTTGACCACAACCCGAGCACGGGTGAGAGTTTGGGGTTGTTGGTGGAGGAGGCGAGGACGAACTTTTATGGAGACTCTAGCTCTATAGTAACAGAAATAAACGCTATCAATACTAACCTTACTCCATCTTCTAATACAGTTATTGCGCCTGATGGAACACAATCTGCAGACCAGCTTGTAGAAACTGTCGCAACAGGCCCTCATCGACACTTAAGTGGAGCACCTATATCAGTTGTTGCCGGACAAAGCTGGACTATTAGTGCGTTTATTAAGCCGATTCCTGGTAGCGCATCAGACAGGTATCCAGGATTACGCATTTCGGGAGGCACCAGCGCTTTTACATCTTATTGGGTTACCTTTGATCTTTCTACCAAGCAAACCTACACAAATTCGCCGGCTATTTGGACCGCCTCAGGAATTGTAGATTATCCTAATGGTTGGAAGCGCATTTACGCTGTAGGCGTAGTTCAATCAACAACCGCATCCGCAACGTATCCTTTTGTTTTTTATTCTAATAAGACTTTTAATAACGTAACAAGTGGCGACAATTACACAGGAGATGGCGTTTCAGGCTTTTATATTTGGGGCGCCCAACTGGAAACCGGCTCCTTCCCCACCTCCTACATCCCCACCACGTCTGCAACCGTCACCCGCAGTGCAGACGTGGCTCGGATCACGGGGACGAACTTCAGTAGTTGGTATCGCAACTCGTCTAGCACCTTTGCAATCAGAGGGAGGACCATCTCTAGTTCGAGTTACAACACCTGGGGCATTCTTGCCGTCAGCATTGAAGGCATTGAAGCAGACAACAACTACCGCATGAGAGTTAGTGGGACACAATTTACAGCCAAAAGATTTGATAACGGAGTTAACTACTCGTTTAACCTGCCTGGGTCCGTCACTGCAGGATCTATTTATAACTACTCTGTTGGCTATGACGACACGGGACACGCAGCAAGTTCTCCATCCGGTTTTACTTCCACGACGTATCCAGGTCTACCTTTCCAGAACCCAACCACCTTGAAGTTTGTACCAGATCTTTATGGGTGCAGCCACGTAATCTCCCGCCTCACCTACTGGCCCCAACGCCTCACCAACACCCAACTCCAGGCCCTCACGGCTTCTTAACCATGAACACCTACTACCTCCGTTTCGCCTCTGAGCAAGAGGCCCTGGCCGAGTTCGACTCTGCCGGCTACATCTCCACTGACGGCTACAGCACCGTCATCACCGCATCCGTTGACCACGCCCTAGATGTGGTCGGTGTCATCTACAACAATGATTCCGTCTACGACCCCGAGACCGGCGAAGTCGTCACCCCTGCCACACCCATGACCGGATGGCACGTCAACCTTAAAGCTGCCGCCCTGCCTGATGGATGGGATACGTTTGTCGTCACACCCATGGCACCACATCGAATGTTTGCTGGAGATTTAATGCCAGTTGTCTAAACATAAGGTATTTGCTTCATAAATAACTAAAAAACTATCAATACAAATGAAACTCATTAGAGAAGAAATAGAAACCGTTGATTTTATCGTTGAAGAAAAAAACGGCAAGAAATCAATGTACATTGAGGGAGTTTTCCTTCAGGGAGACATTCGTAACCGTAATGGACGAATGTATCCAATGGAAACTCTCCGAAGAGAGGTCCATCGTTACAATGAAAATCATGTGATGTGTGGAAGAGCTCTTGGAGAACTCGGTCACCCAGATGGTCCTACTGTAAATCTGGATAGAGTTTCTCATAAGATTATTTCTCTGAAAGAGAGTGGTTCTAACTTTATTGGAAAGGCAAAGATTCTTTCTACTCCAATGGGTAAGATTGCAGAATCTTTGATTTCTGAAGGAGTTAGACTTGGTGTTTCTTCTCGTGGTGTTGGTTCTCTTCGTCAAACGAGAGAAGGTTATAGTTTAGTTGGTGAAGATTTTATGTTGGCTACTGCAGCTGACATTGTTGCAGATCCTTCAGCTCCTGACGCATTTGTTTCAGGAATTATGGAAGGAAAGGAATGGGTTTGGGATGGTGGAATTCTCAGAGAGAAGTTTGCACGTAAAACTTACAAGACGATCAACACTTTAGTTGATCAAAAGAGGTTAGATGAGCAAAAAGCCAATCTGTTCCAGGACTTCTTAAATAATTTATAAATTAGAAATTTATAAATAAATATAGTTTATAACGTAAGGTTAAACGGAGAGTTCAAATGTCTCGTGGAGATTTACAAGAGATGGAAGTAGGCACTAAGCAATCCAGAACCGCTGTCAATTCTGGAGCAAAGGCAGCGGATCCGATGGATACATCAATTTCTGGTTCTTATGAAGATCTGGGTGGACCCACTCCAGAAAATTACAGATCTGACGATGATTCAGCCAAATTGAAAACTCCTGGAAGGACACTTGCTCATGTAAGTAATGTTGTCAATAAAGGAGCTAAAGCGGCTGATGCTATGTCATCTGTAAAAGAAGAGGAAGAGTATGATGAAGAAGTGATTGAAGAAGAGCAATCTGAAGAGATTTCAGAGGAAGAGTATGACATTGAAGAGGATGTAAATGCCCTTCTTGGTGGTGAAGAACTCTCCGAGGCTTTCAAAGAAAAGGCTAGAACCATCTTTGAAGCTGCACTGGTGGCTAAGGTAAACGAAGTCAAAGAAGCATTAGAAGAGCAATATCAAGAAAGACTTTCTGAAGAAGTCAGAGAAATTGCAGAGCAACTTCAAGATAGAATTGATTCCTATCTGGAGTATGTGGCTGATGAGTGGTTCACTGAGAACCAACTCGCAGTTGATTACGGTCTGAAGACCGAAATGACCGAATCATTCCTGAGTGGAATGAAGAGACTTTTTGAAGATCATTATGTAACAATCCCTGAAGATAAATATGATGTACTTGAGAGCATGGTAGACAAACTTGATGACATGGAGACAAAACTCAACGAGCAGATTGAGAAGAACATCCATCTCAACCAAAGACTTGCAGAGTCGGTTGCTGACGGAATCTTAGATCAAGTTTCTGAGGGACTTGCTGTAACTCAGAAAGAGAAGCTCGCTTCACTTGCCGAAAGTGTTGAGTTTGAAAGTGAATCAGAATATCGTGAAAAACTGGAGATGTTGAGAGAATCATATTTCTCCTCACAGAGAACTCCAAAGGCACAACCTGAAACTCTTTCAGAAGGTGTAGATGTCGCTCCCGAAGAGTATTCCGGAACGATGGCTGCATATCTGAGAACTCTTTCAGCTGTAGCTAAATCCTGAATTTAACATTAATCAAACAAACATTTATAGAGGTAAACGCAAATGTTCCATTCCGAGCATCTGCAGGAAAAGTGGGCACCACTTCTGAATTACGATGGACTTGATCCTATCAAAGATTCACACAGAAGAGCAGTCACCGCTGTCCTGCTGGAAAACCAAGAAAGATTCCTGAGAGAAGAGAATGCATTCTCTCAAGGTTTCAACCTGATGGAGAACCCCACCAACTCAGCTAACGCAGCTGGTGCTTCTGGTGGTTATGGAGCCTCTTCGGCTGCTGCTGGTCCTACCGCAGGTTTCGATCCCGTTCTGATCTCACTGATCAGACGTTCAATGCCCAATCTGGTCGCTTATGACCTGGCTGGTGTTCAACCAATGAACGGTCCTACCGGTCTTATCTTCGCGATGAGATCCCGTTACAACAACCAGAGTGGTACTGAGGCCTTCTATGATGAGCCCAACACCGCCTTCTCTGGTCAGGATGATGGATTTGATGAGACCGCTGGTTTCGCTGATGTAGCTGCTGGTATCGGTACTACTAACGCTACCGCCGATGGTGGTACTTATGGTGGTTCTAACCCCGCTATTCTGAACCCAGTTGGTACTGCTACTTCCACCGCTTACAGAGCTGGTGGTGGTATGGTTACCGGTGATTCTGAGAACCTTGGCAACGGTGCTGGTAACCACTTCAACGAGATGGCTTTCTCAATCGAGAAGGTCACCGTTACGGCGAAGTCAAGAGCTCTGAAGGCTGAGTATTCACTCGAACTGGCTCAAGACCTCAAGGCTATTCACGGTCTGAACGCTGAAGCCGAACTCGCTAACATTCTGTCAAGTGAGATTCTGGCTGAAATCAACCGTGAAGTCATCAGAACCATCTATAAGATCGCTGAACAGGGTGCTGTTGAGAACACAGCTACTGCTGGTGTCTTTGACCTGGATGTTGATTCCAATGGTCGTTGGTCTGTTGAGAAGTTCAAGGGTCTTCTGTTCCAAATCGAGAGAGATGCTAACAGAATCGCTCAAAGAACTCGTCGTGGTAAGGGTAACATCATCATGTGTTCGGCTGACGTAGCTTCAGCTCTGACCATGGCTGGTGTTCTGGATTACACTCCTGCCCTGAACGCTAATCTGAACGTTGATGACACTGGCAACACTTTTGCTGGTACTATCAATGGTAAGTATCGCGTTTACATTGACCCCTATTCGGCTAACCTGGCCTCTGACAACAGTGGTCTGACACAAGGAACTAACCAATACTACGTTGTTGGTTATAAGGGTTCTTCAGCTTATGACGCTGGACTCTTCTATTGTCCTTATGTTCCCCTCCAGATGGTTCGTGCCGTTGGAGAGGACACCTTCCAGCCCAAGATTGGCTTCAAGACCCGTTATGGTATTGTCGCCAACCCATTCGCGGAAGGAACCGATCAGGGTCTCGGTCGTCTTCGTGTCAACAGCAACCGCTACTACAGAAGAGTTGCTATCAAGAACCTCATGTGATCCATTTCACACAGGTTTCTCTGGGGTCCGAAAGGACCCCTTTTTTTATCTAAATAATTAGAAAAAATGGCGATATCTAACGCATATAAGAATCAAATACAGAATAGAAACTTTCTATCTCCTGTAGGATTTAAGTTTGTTGTAAATAGAGCTCGTAAGGTTTCCTTCTTTGGAAATTCTATGAATATTCCAGGTTTAACTCTTGGTATTGCAACCCAAGCAACATACCTTAAGGATATTCCTTTACCT